CGGAGAAAATAACATGACAATGCCGTTTCAGGTCATTCGGGAACTATACGAAGCCAACATGCAAGATGGCTTCCGCGTTTTCGTGAATCAGGGAGGCACGTCATCGGGTAAGACATACACGATAATTGAAATCCTTTTCGTGCTGGCGATGCAGGAGCAAGGTGCGGTGATTACCGTCGTTGGTCAGGACTTACCGAACCTGAAAGTCGGTGCGCTGCGTGATGCGAAGACCATCATCGGGCGTTCGGAATGGATGCAGAAGTATTTCACGGTGCATGAGGGCGCGTCGGTCATCACGGGTGCAAACGGAAGCCTCATCGAGTTCAAAAGCTACGAAAACGAACAGGACGCGAAAAGCGGAAAGCGTGACTATCTTTTCGTGAACGAGGCGAACGGCATCAGCTACGACGTTTATTGGCAACTGGCTATCAGAACAAGGAAACGAATTTGGATTGACTATAACCCGTCGGCACGCTTTTGGGTGCATGATGAGGTCATCGGGAAAGATGGCGTGTGCCTTCTCATTTCAGACCACCGCGGCAACCCGTTCCTTTCGGAAGACGAACACGAAAGGATAGAGGGCATCAGCGACCCCGAACTTTGGAAAGTCTATGCCCGTGGACGGACGGGAAAGTTGTCGGGCGTAGTCCTGACGAATTGGGACATCGTGGACAAGCTGCCACCGCGCGAGGAATGGAAACAACACGGCTACGGGCTTGACTTCGGATTCACAAATGACCCTACCGCGCTGGAGCATGTCGTCGTGGCACATGGTGACATCTACATCGACGAAGTGATATACACAACGGGACTGACGAACCCCGAAATAGCACGAAAGGCGAAGGCAGAAGGCGTGACACGTTCGGACATCATCGTTGCTGATAGCGCAGAACCGAAGTCTATACGTGAAATCCACAACGAAGGTCTGTGGGTGGTGGCATCCCCGAAAGGGAGTGACGGGATAACGGTAGGGCTTGACATCCTCAGACGTTACCGCCTTCACTTCACGCGACGTTCCGTGGGAATCTTAGACAATGCCAAGTCATACATGTGGCGACGTGACCGTGACGGGAAAAGGACAAACACGCCCGAGGACGGGAACGACCACGGGATAGACGCAATAAGATATTATGCACTGGCAAAGTTGAACGTAAGGCGGAGCGTTGGCGGAAGCCGCGCATCGGTCTTGAAAATGTAAACGGTTACAAAATGTTACCAGTTGAAACGAAATTCCGAACATGGATAACTCTCGCGCCCTTCTCATCGTTCGAGATGCGTGTGTTTCCCCGACCTAAGAAGGTTGGGAAGCACACCACTCCCGAAAACCTGAATGACCTGACCATCGGGCAACTCATCGACATGTCATCAGTCGGGGAAGGTGCGGAACTGTTTACGAACATCTGCGGCATCGTTCTTGGCATGAAGCCGAAGGAGGTCATGAATGCGCGAGCCGTGGACGTGGTGCGCTTCGTCGGCTGGGTGACGGGCGAGGTCGGGAAGATTAACCGCCTGTTCGAATCAACCAGCGTAAAGCCTACCGAACTGGAACGACGCGCAGGGATTGAGAAACTGCAATTCGGTTTGTTCGGGATGCTCGACTACTACGCGCTGCGTATGGGATTCCAAGACCATGACGACGTGTTGAAAGTCAAGTGGCTGCGCATCTACAAGTGCATCGACATAGACAACCAAAAGAACCAATATCAAAGAAGATTACAGGAGGTTATGACGAATGACTATCGACGAAAAAGCCGTTGAGATATTACGCGAAACGTTCCCCGAGTGGAGCGTGTTGTGCGAGGACTGGTTTAATGCAGACAGCGCCATCGAGAAGCTGCGCCCACCGTATGCCGTATTCCTGTTGCCTACGGGTGGTCGTGTGGTGGCACGTAACGGGCGGACAAAGGACAATGAAGACGTGGCGGTGGCATTCCTTACCCATGTGCCGAAGGGTGCGAACGGTCAGGACAACATCGACGCATATAACGCAATGAAACAAGCCGCACGCTTGTTTGTTGAGGCTATCAATGCGGACGGATACTTCGAACCCGTGGAGGCGTGGGAATATACGACGATATATGAGGAACTTGCAGACATCACGACGGGCGTTCTTCTTAGTGTTACACTACAAGAGGCGAGGGGGCGTTGCTGATGTTTTTCGACCCACGGAAAGGCAGCGCGATAGTTGCCGACGAACTTGTAAGGCTCCGAGAGCGCATCGTCGCCAACATGTACAAGGAGGGCGCAGTCGCTTCGGGCAAAACCATCCGTAGCCTGAAAGTCACGCACGGGGATTACAATGCGACGTTATTTTCCGACCAACGAATGCCCTTCTCCATCCTTGAAACGGGGCGCAAGGCTGGCAAAGTTCCTGACGCTTTCCCGTACATCATCCGCAAGTGGATGGAAGACAAGGGAATACATGCCGAACCTATCCCGTACAAGACGAACCGACCGCACAAGTACACGGAGCAAGAGCGTGGCGACATGTCAATGGCTTGGGCTATCGCTTGGAGAATCGAACACGAAGGCACAAGGCTCTATCGGATTGGAGGGCGCGACACCATCTATTCACGGGAAATCCCGAAGACCATTGAGGACGTGAAAAAGAAGTTACAAGTATTCGTACAAGTGGCGACCACGGAATCGATTCAAATAAATACAACGACATAGGAGGATAAGAGATGAGAACAACGACGGTGCAGGGCAAGACGCTGAAATATCCCGACGCGGTGACGTTCGCGTTTAACCCCGTCTTATTTATAGCCGAGAGCGTGGAATATATGACCGTTGCCGTGACCTACGGTGGCGTGACATACACGCAGACATACGAGGCTTATCAGGGCAACGTATATGGCGACCTTCAACAAATCGTGCAACTGTTCTACGCTGATGAACGCTTTGCCCTTGACTACACGCTGGCGAAGCAAGCGACATCGTTAGGCAAGACAATAACCTACGACGTGACGATTCAGGCGGGACAAAACACGGGGACATTTAGCGGTTCTTCATTCATCATTTGGGGAGCAGTCAACCCGAACGGGAAGGATGTGTTCAATACGTTCCGCAAACAGAAGTATTTCGCTGGCTACCCCTTCACGTTCGGATTTTACACTCAGGGCGGCACATCGACAATCCTCATCGGCAACGGTGCAGCACCGCGAACGTATGTGACCATCAACGCGCAAGGCATGTGGGAACTCAACGGCAACCAGCTTCCGACGACAGCAACGTTCTCCAATATCTACGACTATGCAGGTACGTTGCAGCAGGGTTACTTCGACAACACGTTTGACCTGACGTTCTACATGTGGCAGAACGTGGCGCAGACGTTACTCGGAAGGATAGACATTGAGCCATGCCCCGACGAGGACACCGTTTATCTTCGTTGGATTTCCCGTCATGGCTTTTACTCCTATTGGCTTTTCAACTACAAGCAACGGCAACGGCAGACGCAGTTCGCGCAGGACTTCGCTCGTACAGAGTTGCAAGCCTACGACCTCGACTTTGGATATGAGCGCGGAGCAGGGCGACGGGTGGCATATACACGAAACGGGGTTATACCTCTTGCCGTTCCTCTTGCTGACGTGGAACAATACGACTACTTGCTTGACGTGATTTCTTCTCCCTGCGTTGACATGTACACCGGAAAGGACACGAACAACGTACCACGGTGGCAGACGGTTGCCGTGCAAGCTGGCACGTTCACGCAGACCGACAAGGAAATGCAAGACTTCGTGATTAACATCATCTTACCATCAACACCAGTGCAACGGCTATGACGCAGGAACTATATATCGACGGGAAACTGATGGACGTTGACGAGGGAACGAAAGTAACGATGTCCATAAAGGGGAATTTGTTGCGCGACGTGAAGGATGTCGTCGGCAACTCCACATATACGGTCAATCTTCCGCTTACGACACGTAACAGGGCGGTGATAGATGCAGCCGACGTTATTACCCGTGGCTCATGGTATCCGTTTACGCGCCACACGGCAAGATATATCCGTGACGGGGTTACGATTATCCCCGACGGGGTGGCGGTGGTCATGGGGATTTCATCGACCATTGAAATCGTCATCACTTGGGGCGTTAACACAACATTGACGCATGTCATCGGGGAGGG